ATTAGATAAATATTTGGATCATTAATATTTATTTCTGACTCTTCATATATTCTATCACCTTGCTTTGGATAAACAGAAGCTTCAAAGTAAAATATTAAGTCTACATTGGTATTGACTCCTTCTTTGTCCTCTCTTTGAACTTGACTCAAAGTTTCGGAAGAAGGAAAAAAGTGTCTTGTTGTTACTCTTTCAAATGTATCAGAGTAAATGAAGTTGTCATCCAATCTTCTCTGAATAAGAATATCATGACCCCATTCTCTGAGGATTTTATTAAAAGCTCTCTTTGGATCAATCATACTTTCTTAAACCCCTAGTTGGCATGGGGTCGTCCGGGTCCGTAGGGGTTGTTCTTCCTGGCCCATAAAGCTCTTTATCCGATAGGTATATCAACTTGCCAGTATCGGGGTCAAGAGTTTTGTATGTTGAATGAATTTTTTTATTGGGCAGACCTTTTGGAATAACAGCTCTCATACCGACTCTTTTTGCCATTATTTCTTTTCTTAAAGCAGCTGCGATTTGACACCATGTTGTCGCATTGCCCCTGTTTATAGATTGTCTTGGATTTGACCTGTTTGTGATTGAAAGGTCTGCCAACTTCAAGGATAACTCATCATCTCCACCAAAACCGTATGTTCTGCTCAATTCACAGCAAGCTGCTGCTTTAATGTATTCTTGAATTGTAAAGTTTAATTCAGATCCATTGTCAATATCCTGTAAATTAAATACACTTTTAACTTCTAACGAATAATGATGAACTAGCTCCCCAATTTCCAATAAAGACGCATCGGGAAAAAATGACAGAACTTCCTCTGGATCTATATAAAGTGGGTCAACATCTGGGGCAAAAGTAATTACTTCTTCTGATCTTAGAGTTACCGAGGGCCTGTAGTCACTGTCTGCGTCACTGACATAAAGATTTTGCTTAACTACTATCTGGGTTGAGTCTGCTAAAACGCCAGTAAATGTTACCTCATACTGACCAGGGTCTGCAGGGGTGAAGTCATAATAGTACTCAGATGAAGTTATGGAAGTAGCGGTAGTATTTACTATGATAGAATCATTAATATTCTTTATTACAACAAGAACTGCGCTAGGAGATACCTCTACTTGCTGTCCAGTTGAAGAATTAATGTCAACAAATTTAACTTTAATTCTTACCGTATCGTTTACCAAAACGGAATTTAACATTTTATCTCCAGTTGAATATTTAAATTAAGGTTTTTTAAATTAAACCACGTATACAGTTGTGACCTCAGCAGAAGCTCCAGATATATATATAGTACTAGCCTCAATCAATATATCAGCCTGTTGCTGGCTAGTCTCCATGGTTACTGTTCCAGTAGATGCTGACTGGAATGTCAACGTTCCAAATGTTGTTGAATTGCCATAGCCAGTTTCTTGACCAGTCTCCATGGTTATGACCCCAGTAGATACTGACTCAATTGTCAAAACTCCAACTGTTGTGAAGTTACTGTAGTCAATATCTCCACCAAAATAAATATCAACATTAGATACAATAACTGGAGCATTAATTCCGTGTAATATTTAAAACTAAAGTTCCAGAATAAATTACACCCGGTTGATTGTAAGATATTAGATCATTATAGAGCATATATTATTCCTAACTTTTAATTTTATAGTAATAGTATTGATATACTAGTTGCAGTCTACCCTTCGGGGACAAAAACAAAAATCTATTTAACGCAAATTTACTAAGAAACTTATTCAATGGGTATTTTTATTCATAATTTAATTTTTCTATTTTTACGTATTCTTTTTCATCTAACCCATAAAGACTAGTAACTAATCCAGAGCAATGTTTATCAATTTTTGTATTTTTATCAATATCATTTAAATAGACGTGATTACCACTACCTGCATAGTGAATGCTCGCCATACTGTGACTTTCTGATCTTTTTTTAGCAATTTCGTACCAAGCATCTTTTCCGTACTCTTTTTCTCCATCAATCCATTTTTGAGTTGGCCCTACATAATGTTTTAGGTAATTTCTTATTAGGAGTTTACTGTTTTCTTTAACCATATTCACAGCATGAAAGTATGGTTCTTTTCCTGGAAAAATAGGAGAACCTGAAGGAAAAACAATAATATCTCCAGCTTTTGGTTTATATGAAATAATATCGTTTTTTATTAAAAAAACAATTTCCCCATTATCGTAGTCGTCATTTAAATACGTAGTACATGTCAATAAGAATTTTTCTCCTGGCCAATACCATTCTCCAATTCCGTAATCTGTATGAAACTGCATTGTTTTTTTTTCACCTGTGTCAACGTATGGATCATATCTTGCAATATTTGGATTAGTGATAAATGAACCCTTAGGTACCAGCACTTTGTTTCTAGTTATATATTCGGTTATAGCAGCAGTATTTGATTCCGTTATCCTTTGTAAAAGATTTCTTTCTGCCATATGAAGCTCAATGTTATAGTCCTTAACATTTACTATATTTTTATTGTAAAATTCTTTTATTTCTTCTTGATTTTTTAAGTGAGCATATTTTCCAAAAACAAACCAGTCAACCCATTCAGTAAAGATAGAACTTTTATTTTCATTTTCCGATCTGAACATTGTATCCGAAAGTTCTTTTGCGTCAGGTAGCAAGTTGCTATACACACATATATATGGGTATATTTCAGTATAAGAAATTTCAAAAGGATTCATAGTTAGTTTTCTAGTTGATAATTTTCTTGAGAAGAATTTCCTCTATACATACAAATTTCTCGATCCTACAATGTATATTGTTTATCTGTTCTTTTTTTATTGACATCGTTAATTATCTCTGGCATCCAAAACTTGTGTGGATTTTCTTGCCCCACTTTCTCTTTCTGTTCAAAAGAAGTGCCATAACAAGCTATGCTTAAAAATGCATATCTTTGACCACTGATTACTGGATATACCTCATGTCTACCGATATAGGAAGATGGATATATTGCAACACTGCCACTTTTTGGTCTGTAAACATATGGCGCATTAGGAAAATGAATTTCTCCACCTAAATAAGTATAGTTATTCATTTCTTCCTCGTTAGCAACACAATCATTAAGGTAAAGATTAATGCTTGAACTGTTATGTATTGATATTTGATTACCGGTTTCCTTACCCCATTCATATGGTACTTGATCATCGCAATGCAAGCCTATTCTTTGACCATCTTCATAACCAGCTATATGGCCAGTGGGTCTCCACCATGATGTTGTTGCTGCATCAGGAAAGTAGCAACAGTATTCAACTAATGCTTGGTAAACAGCTTCTTCTAAGCTATCAATGAAATCAATATATTTTTTAGGAACTTCTACTTGTAAATTTTTTCCTTTTGTATCTAAAAATCTTTGTGGGGCTTGCTGAACATCTTGTAGTTTAAATTTAAAGCCAGTTTTATTTACTGCGTACTTTTCGCCATCTTCTTCATGATAAGTAAAAGTTTCCTCTTCGTTAATGCGAAGCCAATTAATATATTCAAAAAGAAAGTCCTGGTCTATATCAATTACGTCTTCGCATATTACTACGCCCATTCCAATGTGTTTTGATTTCATAACTATCCTTAATAATTTGATTTCGTAATATAAAATTGTGGTGAATCTTCTTTGTATCCAGATTCTAATAAATGCTTCTTTAAATCTTCCCTAAGTGTAGGCATGTAAACATTTGTAGCTTTTTTAGACAATTCTGGATCTTTTAATGGATCTGCTACATATTCGTGAACTGCTGGATTTGGAGTTCCCTGACTATACCATCCAAGATAACTATATCTAAAACCTTCCTTAACTGGCTTAACCTCATGGGCAGCCATGTAATTGGATGGAAAAAATAATATATCACCCTTTTTAGGAGAGTAATCTATATCTAAATAATTAAAATAATGATGTCCACCAATATAATTTTTACCGTCTAATTCTTCTTCGATATCAACAGAATCATTAAAGTATACTAAACTTGTTACAACATTTCTCAAAGCTAATTGATCTTGAGGTTCTAATACACCATATATGTAATCACCACTAATATCGGAATGTGAACCAAGATAAACGTTTTTTGGATATTGTAATATATGACCTTTAACTTTCCACCATACACATTTGTAAGCTAATGGAAATAATTCAAAATATTGTAATAAACATTTGTCTTTTGAAGACTCTATAAAAGAAAAAAAATCACGTAAATCTTCGTTGTCTTTGTAGTGTATAGCACTAGCTCTCTTTGGCATCAGGTCAATGCTGTCCTTATTAAAGAAGTACCCACTTTTATTCACATATATCTCTTCGCCAGTTTCAGGGTCTATCCCCGGAGAGTACATTTCGTTCCACTCTTCTTCTATTAGGTCATTTGATCTCTTGAGTAAATTCTCCCAATCTAAATCTATACAACCTTCAAATATTACAACTCCACCACCTAAATGTTTTGGTTCTACTTTATTAAATATCACAATCTTCCAATTTCTTCATTGGTATTATTACTTGTCATTGGTCTATTGGCAGCTTCAGTTAAAAGTGACATTAACTCTGGATCTGTATTTGCGTGTCTTTTTTCTATTGCCTTCAAATAGTCATCAACTATATTCGGCATCCATACTTGCCCGCTATCCATTACTTCAGAGGGCTGTCTGATATTTACGCCTCTATTTGGATCACTTGATCCATGTGCAAAATAGCCAACGTAAGCGTATCTTTCTCCCTCTTTACATTCCATAACCTTGTGTGTTCCTAAATAATTAGAAGGAAACATTAAAACGTCTCCAGCTTTTGGGAAATAAGTAAATTTAGCGTAAGGAAAAACTATTTCACCGCCTACGTAATCATTCTTATCTTGAATCTCGTTAACGGAATCATTAAAATAAATAAGACCACCTAAAACATTTCTTATAGCTAACTGTTGATCGGGTTCTGCTCCTGGTTGGTAGTTAACATCATTATCACAGTGCTTGCCAAATCTTCCACCTTTTCCATACCCCACTATATGACCTTGAGTTCTCCACCATAAACAGGTAAGCATCATGGGGAACATCTCTACGTATCTAAGCATACAGGCGTAGAGGGTATCTTCACATGCTTTAAAGAAATCAAAATATTCTTGACCCAACCCCTCGTGCATAAAGTTCATAATATGATTAGATGCAATTTCTACATCTTCTAAAGTATACCTATGTCCACTTCTGTTGATTGCATACAACGGATTACCTAGATCGTCGTTAATGAAAGTAAAATCATCCTTTAAAGCCTGTAGACGTACGCTTTTAGCAAAATCTAATATATAACCATGATCTTGCATTGGGAGTACATTCTTAAAAAGAACAATTCCCATATCATGCATTTCTATATTTTCTTCTTTTATCTGAAACACTATATCAACCTAGGTTCTGTACCGCATGGCCCTTCTGACAAAGTGTTATCTGATTGTTTTAATTCCTCTTGTTTATCAACTTCAACGATATCATGACTTTGTGAATATTGAGTGACTTCTCTACCCTGGTAAACTGGATTCCACCCAGCCTCTACTCCAAATTCTGCTGATCTGTTTTCCCATCTTGAATAAGGCGTTCTGCAATACATTTCGTAATCGTCATAAATATTATTGAACCACACAGGGGGACACCACTCAAAACTTTCTGATGGTTCAGATATCACCACATTGGCCGGTATGTCAGACGATCCTTGTCCAAAGAATGTTAGATAAGAGTATCTAACTCCGTTACCCATTCTTCCTACATCGTGTGCTGCGACGTAGTTTGTCGGAAAGAATATAATATCTCCTTTTTGAGGCTTATAAGAAACCCCTAAATGAACAAATCTTAGATGTCCACCAGTAAAGTTTCTGCCATCTAGTTCGCTTTCATCATCGACGCAATCATTTAGATACAACAATGCTCCACAGGTCTGCCTAGAGGCAACCATGCCCTTAGGCATGTACCTAACGCCATTAGTCACTTTATAATTTGTGTCGTTATCAGCGTGACACCCTAGTATCCCACCATCACCATACCTAAGTATATGACCTCTAGTCTTCCACCAAATAGACCCAATCATTAATGGGTAATGATCTATGTATTTAATTAAACCTTTGTATATTTGATCTTCTAAATAAATAAAGAAATTTTTTACTTCTTCTTCAGTCTTAGGGTTTACTGGATCTAATATTCTTACTGGAGCTGCCGGAACATCTTCCATTCTATATTTAAATCCGTCTTCATTTATTCCATATGTAACGCCATCTACTTCTTTGTATGACCATCTATTCTTATGTGCTTCTTCAGCTCTTGAATCTATGTGGCCAAGAACTAAATCTTGGTCTATCGTAAACGCATTTCTAATCACGACTATACCAGGTGCTAATTCTTCGGTTTCAAAATCAGCTATTTCTTTTATGGTTGCTTCATCAAAATGAGGCGATACCGGATATGCAGTGCTGCTCATCCTTGATTCATCTTTTTGAAAAAAAGAACTACTATCTTCCATTATCCCAATACCTCATCTATAGCTTCCCTAATGGTCCACCCTGCACCTTGAATTCTAGGAGTTTCATCTAGTGGCATGTCTTGCCAGTTAAACCTAGATATCATAATTCCATCTCTGCTAACTAAAAACTTTTCATAGTTATGAGAGATTCTTGCCATTGCTTGACCTGCTAAGTTTTGACCCTTTTGAGCCTCTTCACTACCGTCTGCTGCAAAGTCTGAATAAGCTCTTTTTTCATAACCCTTAAGAAAGGCAAAGGCTTCGTGTTCATTTTTTCCATTTACTTCAACTTTTTCAAAAATAGGAAAAGTAACAAAAGAATAATTTTGTTTAATAAAATCTGCTATTTCTTCATTAGTACCAGGATCCATTGATCCAAACTGATTGCAAGGGAATGCTAATACGGAAAAACCTCTATCGCTAAACTCCTCATGTACGGACTGCAATTGTCCAAGTTGTCTACATGTTCTTGCGTATGACCATAATTTTGAACACTGGGGTTCATAACCAAATTTGCTGGCTATATTTACGACTAATGTTATCTTGCCTTTAAATTCAGAAAGATAATCTTTTCTTCCATGTATTGAAGAAGCTAAGAAATTGTAAAAAGACATTATCTAACTCCAATAAATGAAGTCGTTAGATACTGGTCTATCTCTAGTATTCCAGCTATTTTATTATTTTCTATTAGATCTGCAGTTATTGACACAGTTGCTTTAATAGGAAATTCTGTTTCCATAGAACAATAAAAAGTATTATTCTCAAAACTAGCACTATGAAATGCTGAAGAGCCTTTTTCATGAGACACTGATCCAGAAAAAAAAGAATTTGCTGTTTCTATATTTAGAACATATTGTTCTTCACCAAATGGAGTATCTACAGATAGTGTCCATATTCCCAATATTCCTAATGGATTAATTGCTTGAGTCATACAATAATTATACCATAGAATAATATTTTTATTCGTAAAAAAAACTTCCATTAGATAACGCTAAAGGCGGATTATCTTTATGCCAAATATTAATAACAAGAACTTGCCTTATACCAGATTTTGACCCTACAGTGTTATGCAGCACGTGCCCGGCGTCAAAAAAAATAGCTCTGTTTCCTTTGTAGGTTATTTTTTCTCTATCTTTTTTTAAAGATATATATTTTTTAATATATTTTTTTTCTAGTATATTTTTTTTGCCATCTTCTAATGCTTTTTTGTGTATTTCTAAAAATCCACCATCTTCATTTTCTTTTCCATAAAAAACACATCCGTATATTGGCCCTACAAATATTTTATCTTTTTCGTACAAAAAAGTATCTTCATCAACATGAATGTCTAAATATTGACCTGGTAGATATGTTCTTGTCCAGTATTCAAAACCTAAAATGTCTTCTAGCTCCCATTCCATTTTGTCTTCCCATAAATGTTGTATTACTCTTTTTTTAAGAGTATTTGCTGGAGTTCTCCACCAACCATCCCAAAACATATATGGAGCAAAGCAATCGCTTTTCTCATTATGGTATGAATTTAAATGTTCTGCTATTTTTTCTCCATGATTCATTAGTTCAGGAAAAAATGAGTTATCATTCAACACTTCATTGTATAGAGAATCGTCTAAGGAATTATCCTTAATAAGCATTATGTTAACTTGCTACTCTGCGGAAGTTGGCCTAAACATAGACCCATGATAAGCTTTAACTAATTGCTGATCTTCTTCTTTTCCAATAAAATATTTAAGAACTATATCATCTACACTATTATTCTTATTTTTTTTGTCATCATAGGCGGAAGAACTAAATATGTAATCTAACAATTGTATACTATTTACCTCAACTGGATCAAGATTGTTTTCTATCATGTAATTAAGAAGTTCATTTTGAAAAAATTGAATTTCTTTATCAATCATACTTTGTGGAATATTTAGCGGCTCTGGATAATTCTCAACTAATGAATTTACAGTTCTATATCTTAGTTGTGACATATACCATTTTTTAAAGTTTGGCGGAATTGTTTTATTCTCAATAATTGATCTTCTTGGATTTTCATCTCCACTTAAATACATTTCTATAGATGTACTTGGAGAGATTGAAGATATCTCATCTAAAACTTCTTGCGGCATATTCCATTCTTTAAATGCAGAATTGCAGCTTAATGCAATAGTTTGATTAGAATTCCAAGGCTCTTCTGCTAAATTATTCCATTCATATGCCATTTTTATGGTATGCATAAAAGTTTGTCCCATTATAGTACTAGCAGACCAATCCTTATATGCTCTATCCTGTATTTCGCCTAGCTGTAATTTTACTATATAAACATTACCCATCGACGCTAAGCACAACGCAAAGCCTATTATATTTTCATTATTAAAATAATTTTCATCTAAAAGATCTGACTCTTCGCCAGGAATAATATCTTGGAAGTTTACTGCAGCAAAATCATCTACATCACATCTGCGACTATCTTCTACGTAAGTATTTCTATCACCTACTACTTCCCTATACGAAGCGCAAGAGTGCATTATGGAGAACACATAATTTGACTGATCATAACTTTCATCTAAAATATCAGATAAGAATTCATAATTTTCAGAACTTATATCTTCTGTGTGATTTTCAGATACAATTCTAAAAACAAAATCTGTTCCAAGAAATCTAATTTTTGTAAAAGCTATTAAAGTTTTATTGTCTATCTCATAGACGTCATAGTGTTCATACTCCCTTAAGCCACTTGGATGAACTGTATAGATTTTAAAATCTTCTTTAATACCGGTTATGGCATAGCATGCATAGAGTGATGGCTCGTAATCTTCTGTATTTTTATAAATCATTTAAAATTTACTCTTCCTCTAAGCTTGCAATTTTTTCAAATTGTAATATTTTTTCTTCTACTTTTTCAATTTTTAAAATCAATTCTTTAATATAAAAGTGTGACATTTTATCTTCGTCTGGAATAAATTCTTTTGCATTAAAATCTTCTGGGTCAATTCCTACTGCGCATAGTCTTTGAATTAAGTCCATTTCAAAAGATTTTCTTGTCTGTTTATAAACAGATAATTTTTCTTTTGAAGAAAGTTTAAATTCCATCTTATTCTTTTTCTAGTAGATTAATTTTATCTTTTATAGATAAATAAGAAATACAAATATCGTTAAGATTTTTATACACAGAGTAGTTATCAACCCATTTTTCTATTGAATCAAAGGAATTTATAAATTCATTAAAATCAAAAAAATCAGCATCAATTCCTAATTCCAATACTTTAGCAAATATTTCTTGTTCTACATTATTTATTCTTTTATTATAAATTTCTAATTTTTGCTCTTTTGAAACAGTCAAAAAATTCATACAAAACTACCTTTACTTTGCAATTGAAACTTTTGTATTGTTACATAATAGTAATGTATTATAGTTCTTAATTAATTGCAATTTGGTTCCTGAAGCTTTAATAAGCCATCATTTTTTGGACCTATGGAATTGCCATTTTCATCTAAACCGGTTCTTATTCCGTTCATCCAGGTCCATGGCTGTTCGTGAAGTTTTTTCATCTTTGCGTCACCGTATGACTGTCTTTTAGCCATTAGCTCTGGTTTGTCCCATAAATTTTCAACTAAAAATTCAACATTATTTAAAAGATTATTTTTATATATATTGAAGAACATAAATGGCATACCTGCTTCAAATCTGACCGGTTCTCCAATTTTTGTAATTTTCCAGTTCATATTGAATTCATCAGGCCACCAGGAGCTAGGTATTGTAGCGGACAAAGGTGCTGCTCCATCAACAAAATAATTAGGAGATCCGGTTACCCAAGTATCATATTCTTCTTCTGTATTAATTGCCCATCCTGTAGCAAAAGAAATAATCCCTATTATAGATGGTATTACAATTGGTCTTCCATCTAAGAACTCGCCCTCTAAAACTCTAGGAACAGTATTGCCACCATCCCATTGAATAACTACATCTTGTTGAAGAATTAATTCCCAACCATTAACATTGGCAGCTGACATGGGCAAACAACGGTAGGCATGTTTGTTATACGTTTCGTCCATCCAATCTCTTTTTAATCTAGACTGACTAACTTTTGGTGGATTTTGATGAGTTTTAGTTAACGTTATTTTAGTCATCTTAAAGTTTTTTAAGGGTAACTCCAGATTCTTCCTTAGTTCCATCACTAGTATTTATTGTTTGATGATATTCTTTATTGTTATCTTTATAGTCAAACATGGTAACAGCAGAATACTTAACACCTTCAGTTACCGGCATCGCTCCGTGGGCAAATATGTAAGTTGATGGAAAAAAGAGTACATCTCCTTTTTTGGGTTTAAATTTTAAGTTAATATAAGGAAACCAAAGTTCTCCCCCTTCATAGTCATCATTTAGATACACGAGAGAAGAAAGGGTGCATGTATATGAAAAACCGTGATCAGTATGAACTGAGAAATGTTGTCCAACTTCATATTTTACAAAGTTGATAGATTCCATAAATTCCATTTTAAAATTATATCTAGCTTCATAATCTGCTAGACACTTTTTTAATATTGCGTCTGTATCATCATAAATATTTTTAATTTCCTTTAAATTCTCAGGAAGATGAGGCCAATGGGCTGGACCAACTTTTAGATCAACACAATCCCTATAGTCAGGCATGGGGGTATTGTATCCAACCGTAGCAGTATTCCATTTAAAATATTCATGATCACTATCTTTTAGAGCTTCCTCTAATCGGTTAATAAGATTAAGGTCTTCTGACATTACGTCTCTATACAAAATTATTCCAAATTTTGGATCTTCTACATTATAAATTTCCATTTTTTCCTTAAGACTAATCGAACTTTTGGTTATGGTATAATATATCATATAGCACATGACAAATCAAGCTACATTGGAGCAGCAAAATGGATGAATCTCTAATAAAACCAGGGCACTTTGGCAAAAAAATTAACAACATTAAAATATATAAAAATTTTGTTGAGTTAGAAGATCTTAAAATTATACAAAAGTTTTTACCTACAATTTCTGAATGGATGGATGCAGGAGAAAGCCAATATGCCGAAGATGGAACTTGCACATACGATGCTTCCTATTGGTCCGATAGACAATGTAGCTGGGACATACTTAATAGAATTAATATTGACATCTATAATATTATAGAAAAATATATTCAAAAAATGAAAAAATGTTTAGAAGATTCTTTTAAAGTAGAACTTTCGACAAGGCCACCGGTGATAATAAAATGGCGTCCTGGCATGGAACAGAGACCTCATGCTGATAAGCAGATGAACGACGGAAGACCTAATCCTTTTCCTACGTACGATATAAATTCTTTAATTTATTATAATGATGATTTTGAAGGTGGGGAGTTGTACTATCCAGATTATGATTTAATGATAAAACCAGAAGCAGGCTTAGCGGTCGCTCACCCTGGGGACATTGATTATCTCCACGGTGTAAAGTGTATTATTTCCGGAGAAAGATACACTACACCATCTTTTTATACAATAACTAAGGTTTTATAAATGATTAAAGAGGCTTATATGGATAATTTATCTTTTGATGATATTGAAAAAAATATTGATAAGTATTTTAGTTTATTTTTAAAATATGGTTTAATATGTTTTAGGAAAAGTCATTTTGATATTTTTGAGCAGAAAAAAATTACTGAATTATTTGCTAAAAAATTAAATTGCAATTATGTTTCCTCACAAGACAACGAAGATCATTCTTTTACTTTTAATAAAAATATTAAATTAATGTCTAAAAATGAACTTTTTATTCCGTGGCATCTAGAGCATGTTCAAAAAGAAAACCCTCAGGTAGCAGCTTCTTGGAATATGTTGTCTTTTAAATGTGAAACAGGGGTAGGAAACACAGGTTTTGTAAGTGCAATTGATATGTATAACAAAATGCCTGTTGAATGGAGATTATTCCTGGACTCGTGTGATGTAATGGGTAAAGGTGGATATTTTTTACCAAGAAAATGTATACAAAATCATAGAATTAAAGATGAAAAAATTCTTAGACTTTCTCCAAATAATGAAGATTTTCTTTATTCTGTAAATAAAGATAGTCCATCAAAAAAAGAAATCAAATTATTTAATGAAATTGTTGCCTGGTATGTAAGGCAAGTAAACGATAATGTAAATATTCAAAATTGGTGGGAATGGTCTAATGGTGATTTATTAATTGTAGATTTAAGCTGTATGATTCATGCTGTAAAAGGGGGTTTTACTCCTAGTCAAAGAATTTTTTCTAGATACTGGATTTTCGTTAATCAAACAGATGATACTGAAAATTAAAATAAAATGGACAAGATTTATATAATAAAAGATATTTTAGATAAAAAAGATTCAGAAAAAATTATATTATACTTAAAAAATACCCCAGTTATATTTGATGAAACAGGATATTCTCCATATGGAGTATATACTGGAAACGGAAGTGAAACGTTGCCCAACTTGCTTGAAGTCTACTATAGTAAAATAAAAAATATTATAGAAACTTCTTTTAATTGTAGCGTTTATGATGAGGGATTATCTAGTGTAGTAGAGATGAAGACTGGTGATTCAATGCCAGTGCATCTTGATCATGGATCGGCTCAAAATGAAAAGGTTGGCTTTAAAACAGGAGCTGGACATCCATCAAGAGATATTAGTTCCGTCCTTTACTACAATGACGATTTTGATGGGGGAGAAATATACTTTCCAAATCAAGATCTTTTAATAAAGCCAGAACCTGGATTATTTGTTTGTTTTCCAGCTAATGATGATTTTCCTCATGGAGTCACAGAAATAACTAGTGGTTATCGTTGGTGCTCTACTACTTTTTGGTGTATCAAAAAGGACTAAGCCTGAAGGTCTCCTAGGGCTACCCATGTATCTGTAGCTCTCTTAATTAAAGTAACAGAAGACCATTGAGCTCTAAGCTTAAGTCCAGGAGTTGCATTTACTGTTACACCTACAGTTGCAGTAATAGTTGTTTGTCCAGATCCTGTTTGCAATATTGTAATCTGAGTTCCTACGGGAAAAGCTACAGAAGAGTTCAAGGGTACAGTTAAGGTATTGGCTGAGGCATTACTTACTTCTACTAACTTGTCTTTATCTGCCAGTACAAGAGTATAGCTTGCTGTCTGCGCATTGGTTATAACATTAGAAGAAGCAAAATCTAGTGATATCGTTCCGTTGCCAACTTGTAATTTTTTATTAGTGGAATCCCAAGAGATTCTAGCGTCTGTTGTAGATGATGTAGTTGAGAGTGTCAGGGTAGGAGTATTAGTTATTGGACTTGTAAAGGTTTTATTAGTTAAAGTTTCAGATCCATCTAACGTTGCCAAAGTACCAGTCGTTGGAAGAGTTATAGACGTTGTGCCTGTTACAGTCAAAGATGTTGTATATGCTCCTGAGGTAGTAAAGTTTCCACCAAGAGTAATGGTATTATTATAGTTAACCCAGTTCGTTCCGTTGTACCTTAAAACTTGACCGGTTGCGGGACTTGTTATTACAGTATCATTAAGATCGTCTAACGTAACTGTACCAATGCTTCCGGCGGGACCCGTTGGACCTGCTGGGCCCGTTGGACCTGCTGGACCTACTGGACCAGCAACGCCCGCAACAATTGGTTCCCACTGTGATGTGCTTATGTTATATTTTTTTAAAACTGTCATTTAAATTCCTTTTAATGAAACCAACAACCGTATAGTACCATACTTTTTACCATAAGTGCTTAAGAATTGCTAGGGAAGCAAGCGCAATCCAGGCTACGTTAAAAAGAATAATAGTTGGCAATGTCTTTTTAGTAGAAGTCCAAATAAGGCTTACACTTGAGATAATGGCAAAAATATAAAGCCACCACCATTGCTTTTCAAATAAGAGACCCGGAAAGATGATTGCAATCTTTGTAGAAAACCCCAATGCCTCAATGGTGTTTACTTTTGTCCAGTATTTTGTGGACGACATAATTTTTAATGCTGAAGTGATTTTTTTTATAAACATTAGTTTCTATGATACTGGTTTTTCTGGAAAAGTTACACCCATAATGCTTGGAGAATCTCCCTCAAAGTAAGGTGTACAAGTTGCTGTTAGATCACGCAGTTCTTGACGATAGGCATCCCATGCGAAACACCACTCGGTGCCACGGATAGCTCGAACATCTGCTGACTGTGTCCAGTCACTCTCTTTGAGATACCAATCTCTAATTTCTCTTAAAACAGCATAAGGTTCATCTAATCGAAGTTCTTCAACCTTTGCTTCAAGTTCTTCTTTGGACGGCTTTTCAATGTCTTCGCTGTACCATTCAAGTTTTTCGTAATCATTATCTCTGATGGACCACATTGCTTTAGGTAGCAAAGCCATCAATGCTGAAGAAATAGTTATTTCTTTTCTCATTCCAATCATTTTATGTTCCTATCTCGTAAAGACGAAGGTATTGATTCGTTGCGCCAGTTGCTGCCGTACCTATGTTTGCTGTCCCTTGGTGGGCCAACACAGAAGCAACAAAAGTATATGTTCCTACACTGGCAGCAGTGTATAAAAAGGTTCGGCCATAAAAACCAATATGGTTAGAGGCAGCACCCATGTGACCGCTTGACATGACCGTAGAGCCATTACAAAGAATGCGATGGTACACTAAACACCATGCACCGTTTCCCTGGTCGGTTCTGTGGTTGCACATGTACTCAACCATTATTTTATTTCCAGCTTTACTAGTGGTAATAGATGTTGAAAGAATATCTACCCATGCTGCAGTAGTACAACTTGCGCTTACAGTTGTTGTATTATCAACAAATTGGACAACACTTCCAGGAATATTGATAGCACTTGCAGTAGCTGATATTTCCGTTCCTGCTGAAAAATTAATAGCCATTAGACTGCAATCTCCGATATGCGTATGTAGGCAACATAGCCATCTGAACCAGTAACAAAAGTAGTAGAGCTTGCTTGGTATGACCAACCACGCATCGTGTACGTATGGGGGCCAACTGAACCGGGAGAATGAACGGCAATTCTATGAATTCCGCGAATGCAAAATGTTTGCTCTCCGTTATAACCAGAATAAGAAAGTTGAGTTCCTGTCCCTACGTGAATTATGTCCATATAATGAAGATTCCATACTCCGTCACCCCAGTCATTTGATCTGTTATCTGATTGAAACTCAATAAGTAATTTATTTGATGCATTAGTCATTGTGATTGGGTTGCTTGTAAAAATTGTTATTGGAGAAGTGCTTGATGTCGCTACTCCAGTGTTGCTAATAGTATGAACCGTTTGAACAATGCGCCCAGGAGCTG